GAACAACAGGAGCTGTTACAGGATTTATTAATGGGTTCATTGAACCGAATAATTCTTTTTGTCTTTGTGTTAGAGCGTTTTGTAAAGCAACTAAAGGCGTTTGTTGTTCTTCATTTTTAATATTTAATAATTTTTTTAAATTATCTTTTAAATTAAATTGATTACTAATGCTCTCTATCAAAGTTCCAAGACCTCCAGCAACACTAAAGCTAGGCATCGCTCTGCCTATATCACCTGCTAATTGAGAAAAAGTAGGAGGCTTAGCTGTAAAGAACATAAGTTCTCCTTCTTTATCAAAATCACTAGGAGTAAAATCTCTTGTGCTGTCGCCAAAAGCTCCTCCTGGTGTTGTTTGTGCACCTCGTCCGTATCGCACTAACGCTTTTTCTAAACTCTTTTTCGCAGCATCATAATCACGTTGTATATCTTTTGAGGTTAAACTTTGTAACCCTCTCTTTTCTTTTATGGAATCAAGTATTTGCTTGTCCATTGCTTGACGTTCAAATGGACTGCTTTTTCTATCTTCTAACGTAGCTTTGTTTTGTGCTTCAAATGCTTTTTTATTTTTATTACCACCAAATAGACCAAACATTATGCTATTCCTCTATCAGATCCTAAAGCTATAGCTTCGTCTAAATCGCCACCCGCTAAAGCTATTCTTTGATCTTCTGTTAAATTTGCTGTTGCTTGATTACCCATGCCAACACCAGTATCTTGAACTATTTGATTAAAGTCAACATTCAAAAAAGGATTTACTTGATTACTTGCTTGTGGTTCCATTGACTCTATTGCATTAACATCATCTACCGCCACTTGACTATCCGGACTGAATTGTTGATTTTCAGATGCTGTGCTTATATCCACTCCACTTGCAAAACCATTGTCGTCCGTATTGATAACCATTTGTTCATTACCTGGATAACTAACTGAATCATTAGCTCCAAATATTAAAATCTTCATCACATCTATAGGATTACCAGGATCATAATTATCTCTTATTTCTTGAGGTATGTTTTGATTATCTGAAACATCGTCAAAGGCCATTTGACCTAATTTTATAAGAGCTTGCCTCTTTGCTAAATCTTCTAATTCTGGATTCATCACAGTAGCTACACTGTCTAAAAATTTAGGATCTGCTAACTTACTCATACCATAACGAGCCATCAAGATAGCACCTAAATTACCAAAAGGATCAGCAGCAACTATACCACCAAAAGCAAGATTAGTAACGGCATTTATACCACCTAAGAAACCACGTCTTTTTACAAACTCAGAAACACTACCAAAAGAAGTTTGTTGAATTTGTTCTGCTAAATCTAGTACATCAATAAGTTTTTGATATTGATCCTCTCCAAATACCTCAATCATTGATGCTCTTTTATTTATGTTAGATATACCAAAAGTTTCTTTTAAACTATCAACATCTAAAATAGGTATATTGTATTGAGCTGTTTTTGTTCCTTTTACTATTTCTTTTCCAGAAATTAAAGAACTTACTTTTTGACCAAGTGATGCTTCGTCTCCTATGACTTTTACGTCACCACTTATATATTTAGTAGCGCCTCTAACTTTATCATCAAAGAAAGAACGAGCGATTGCTTTTACTGTGTCATCTCCTAACGCATCTTTCATTTCTTTGATGGCGTAAGGAGCCATCATTGTTTCATCATTAAGAAGTATCTTAGTTAAAGAATCAGGAGTGTAGAAACCAGGGTTTACATCATCTGTTGCTTTAGCAATATTTTTATCTGCAAATTCAAGAATTTGTTTTGTTCTTCCTTTGAATGTATCTTTATTTTGAAAGAAAAAATCATTAGCCAGTTGCATAGCAGCACCAAACTCTTGAACTAAACCTGCTTTTGCTTTGTCGTCTAAAACTTTAAAGTTTTCAAAATCATTTAAAGTTTCAATCATAGTTGCTGTAAATCCGTCTACCCCAGCCATATCTGTGCCGATCGCTGGATTTTTTGCAGCGGCTTTTTTCATGTTGTTTAATAATTTTTGTAGTTGATCAAACTCTCTTGCACTAATGAAATCGTCTTTTAAATATTGAAGATTAATTAAAGCATCTTGAAAAGATTCAGCGTCTCCTGTGAACTGTCTTAAATTTTCAGAGGCTGTTCTAATATCATATTGATTAGGAATATCCATTTTTAGCATGTCTTTTGATCCAGCTTTTCCTTGTGGACCATATACTAAGGCTTCTAATAATTGAGCTTGTTCTTTTATTCTTGCTGTCGGTATAAACTTTTCACCTATTTTATCACCAATGTCTAATGCTCTTTTGTAAAGTAAAGTTTTAGTACCTGTAAAATCTTTTACAGCTGTTTTAAAAGCTTTTGTTGCTGCTAAGGAAGAATCGGAAAATAAACTAATCGGTGAAAGATTGTTTAAAGTTTTGTTGATGTTTTCTGCTAGTGCTATTTGTTGAATATTTTGCGCTGTTCTTGCTTTGGTAGCTACAAAAGGGAATAAACCTATAACTTTACCTGCAGCTTGAACTGCACCGCTTGGAGAAACTGAAAACACATTCATAGGAATGTCTAATTCTTTTGCTTTTTTTATTACTTTTTTTTGAGCTTCTCCAATACCTAAAACAGTTCTTCCTACAAATCTTTTTACCGTAGGCCACACTGCTTGTAAGCCCATAGCTCCACCTGAGAACAACATTTCATCTCTCATGTCTATGAGATTTCTTAACTGTTCATCTTTTTTATAAGCTTCATCTGGATCTGGTAAGCCCATTATGACCCTAGTGGCGTCATTAATTAAATCATAAACAACATTACCTGTACCTTTTGCTGCTATGTTTGCGCCTACAATAGTAGCTCCACCTACGACAGGATTTGTTTTTGTTAATTGAAAAATTGTTTTCATTAAATTTCTATTACCATTTGGAACATTACTAGATGCTATTTGTTGTCCAGCAAAAGCCATGTCACTTCCTATCACTGCCACATCAGAAAAAGTGCTTTTAGGATCCGATCCCACTAATGTTTTAGCTGCAAAATTAGTTAAGCCTTCTGTTATTTTTGATGGTTCAAAAGGTTCTCCTCCAGGTAATATATCTTTAAACTCACCAAGTGCGCTTCCTAAACCAAGAGCACCGGGTTGTCTTGCTTCAGCTGCTTTATCTTTAAGCATTGTTCCCACAGGATCTTGAATCATGTTTTGTCTTTGCTCAATCAAAGCTTGTGTTTGTGCTAAGTTATCTTTCATTTGATCTGAAATAACGCTGCCACCTTGAATCTGCATCAATATTGTGTCAATGGCATTTCTTTCTTTTTCATTTCTTGGAAATTGACTAGCAGGTTTTCCATCAACTATGCTTGGAACATTTAAAGGAATAGTAGGAAGACCTTCACCAAAAGGGCTTAAATCAAACTGTATTGTTTCTGATCCAATTACTTCACTCATTAATTTTGTGTAACTCCCCCGTCTAGATCTATGCTAAAACCGTTTTGTAAAAAACTAGTGTCTTGTTCAGGCACTTTTGTTTCATTTATAATTACATTAATTCTGTCTCTATTATAAGAACCATAACCTAACTCTATCATTTGTTCATAATAACCAGGAAAAACTAACTGAATGGTGCTTAAATTATCAGCACGTGCTGCTAATAATTCATTTCTAATTACATCAATCTTTGTTAACACGTCTGCAGATGAGTCACCATAAATATTAAGATCTTTAGCGGCACGTTCAATATCGTCCAAGTTTAATCTTCCTGTTGCTTTTCTTGCTCTAGCAATAGCATATATGATAGCATTTGCTCTAACTTCATTAGCAGGTAAATCAGTATCAAAAAACCCTAATTTATTAAATATGGCTTGTTTT